TTTGCAATTGCATTTCTTCTACCTAAATCGGATTCGACAAAAGAACTATCTTTACCATCTAGTAAAAACAATTCTTTAAAGTGAACAAGGTAGTATTTACCTCGTTTGTGTAATATGTGGCAAGATTGGTAAAGTATTTTTTCTTTACGAGATGCAACTCCTATACGAGTTAGTGTTTCCTTTACTTTTAGAAAATCATCCTGTTGTTTCAACTCTACCTCTACCATGTTGGAGAGGTCATAGTTCATTACTGTCTCCCACCTGTTTTCATTCTGTCTTTCATAATTCCTATTTCCTTTGCAGTAAGAATCTTGTAGTATTCTTCTGCTTTACTCATAGAACATTCATAATAAGTTTGGATGACTTTCATATCTTCCAACACTCTGGGTTTGTTCCATTTAGCAAACCTTTTTCGTTTTCTAAGAGTATTTAGGAAATAATGGAATTGAAGACGAGAATCTAGGTGTTTTCTGGAGTTCATTTCATTAACATACATAATACAATCTTGGTGATAGGATAGACTTTTGTTAGTTAGGAATGCAGAATAGGACTTTTCATCGATATCATCTTGCATGATATCCTTTTTAGAAAAGGTTATTGCTGTTACATAATCAAAGGGATTCATATATCCTATACTCCAAATTTCTTCTATCTTCGTTAGATTTATTTTCTATTACTTCTATTTTACCAAATAGATTCATATTCGTCAAGATATTATTTATCTGACTTCTTCTACCTTTCAACCAGACCTCTGATTGAGTATCTCCTCTTTCTTTGTGTCTTTGTTGTTCTGTATCTGAGTCACATGTAAGCACATAAACATTAGTGCTGTAGTTATCGACTAACCATTCAATATCTACTCCTCTAAAGTATCTATCCCCTTCAATTAAAATATGCTTGTATTTTGGTTCAAACTCAGCTATAAAATCTCTAAACATTGGTATAGAACCATGAGATAGTTTATCAGTACCACCAAAAGTTTCTCCTTCTGGATATTGTCCAACAACTAATATATCACCATGTTCTTGACACTTAAAAAGTTTCATAGGTTCTATTAGTACTGGTTTAGATAAACGAGAAAGCAACCCTCTCATGAGGGTTGACTTTCCACTACATGGTATTCCACCAATTAAAGTTATCATCCTATAGATTTACCATTTACATCTACTAAGATATCTTCTTTAGATAATCCATGATTCAATGTATCCTTAGTTTTTATTTGTCCTAAGAATCCAATAAACTGAAAAATGTCATGATATTCTTCAGCAAGATGTTGTCTTATCCAATGAATTGTAGATTCATATTTTTTTAACCAAGCTTTTCTTTGATTTGTAATTTTTGCTGGGTCAATGTTTAAAATAAACCCAAAGATTTGAATAGGTTGTTGATACTTATCATATAAGTCAACCATTTGTTTTATCTTTGTACCAAAGTCACCATCTGACCTTGCAAAACCAATCTGCCCTAAGTCAAGAACATATCCTTGAGAAGGAAAATCATTGTCTTCTAAAATTCCATTTGCAATAGTTTGGTCAACATCTTTAACAAAATCATAAGAAGAAAAACTTTTTCTAAACTTTTTAAAGATTGCAGTTCTTTGTGCTGGTGATTTAGAAGGTGATATTTTCTTTAAGAAATCTTTAAGATAAGCATCATCGTCTCTTTCACAACAATTTTTAATTATAAGTTGTTTTAGAGCTTGTGCATAATCTCTGTCATCATTGTCTTCTGCAATATCATGATACTCATTTGAAAGTATTCCATGTGCAATAGATTCTGCTGGACTATCGTACTGAACTACATCAACAATTACTACTGGTTGATTTAATTCTTCATAACATTGTCTTCTATTAAACCCAGCTTTTAAATAAAGCTTATCATCTAGACCTAATTCACATACCATTACTGGTTTTTTATAGTCATATCTGTTTGATATTGAGTCTTTTAGTTTGTTTACATTAGTTCTTACAGCATCAAATACACGAGGTTGATAAGTATTCTTATCTTTATCTATGTGTATAATCTCTGAAAGTTTTACTAATCTTCTATCGATGTATTGCACACCGACACCATAGTTGGGTTTGAAACCCCTTTTAGACCTTTCAAGGTCGAATTGTATATTCATTGTATTTCCTCATACTAGAAATTAATATAAATTGTTTAAAAATGTTCTCGTCTAAATGCGTTAGTTTAATTCTTAAACTCCTATTAGTATTTAGGAAAGAAAAGATTCTAGACTTCCCTTTTCTTCATACTTACTTGCATGTGGCCCAATAGGTTTTTCTGATTTACCAGCTTGTCCTTTAGTTGCAACATGTTCATCACAATACGCAACACATGACAATCTGACTCCATCACCTGTTATTGGAGTAACCCCATGCAATTCATTTGAGTCTGCAATTAAAACATCACCATCGTCAGCTTCAATTGCAATCCCATATCTTGGGAAACATAGATATGCACCCCCAAAATTACCGATTCGAAAAACGCACATTGTGGTTAATCCGAATTCTAAATCCTTTCCATCAAGATGAGCAGACATCTTTGCAGTGCCTTCACTTGAGTATCTATTTGCAGATAGAGCTGTAATTGGAGCTCCACCTATTTGATATTGTTCTTCAATACATTCATCTGCAAAGTTTCTTTGTAGTTTCCATACTTCTGGAACACCTTTCTTCAATGCTTTTTCATTTTCTATTGCAATGTTTTTTAGTATTTCATACTTAGGTTGATTCTTTTTCTTTTCCATCCAACCACTTGCACCAATCATTCCAGTGAATCTACCTCTTTTATATCCTATCAATACAGAATGTATTGCATTTGCAGATGCAATTCTATTAAACTGACCATTCTTTTTAAGTGGATAATATGAGTTAGGTGTTCTTAATACATAATCTTTACCTTCGATTAGTCCTTTCTTTTTCATTTCCTCTGGGTCAACAGGCCCAGCTGCATTTGCTCTCATAGTAGATACATCATCTATAGAGTACAAAGTATCTTTTACTTGTTGGTAAGTGTCACCTTTGTATGCATTCTTTACAATACAAGCAAGAATAGGTTTATCAAATAAAGACCCAGAAGGTTTATGTATCTTTATAATTTCGTCTTCCACACCAATAGAAGATATAACAGTATCGTAAGAGGTTTCATTTAACCACTTACCATTCCATTTATCGAATGTTTCTTTAAATCCTAAGTCTTTGTTTGCAGTAAATTCCATGGTTCTAATACCTGTTTCTTGAGTTCTTGTACTATGTAATATAATTGTAATGGTGCAACCATCAATCCTATCCTTGCACCCTTATCGTTATAATCTCCTGTCATCTTGTAATCGTTTGGTAATGTCATAAGTCTTACCATTTCTTTTGGTGTATATATTCTTTTACCACTGTAATGGAAATGATTACCACCCATAAATTTTGGTTGACATCCTTGTTCAGTTAAAGAATGTGCTGGTAAATGTTTTGGAACAATCCTTGACATATAATAAGAATGTTTTTCGTCTTCTGGTTTTAAGTGTCCATTTTTAATTTGTTCTTGAAACCAAGGTTTAACAATATCATCACCTATAGATATATATGAAGAATTAGATTTTCTTTTTAAAACTGGTTCTAATCCTTCACATGGGCCACAATGTTCTAGTTCTTCTTTTGGATGTTTATCAAATCCATTTACCCAGTGTGATTTAGATGATTCATTCATTGCATCTGTAAGATACTCTGCATCTTTTATGTTCTCTTCATCATCTATTAAGTCATCTATTGCTTCTCCGATTGATATTCTTTGACTTGTAGTCTCTGGAAACAATCCACTCATACACATAAATGGCATTCCAATTGCATCTAGAACATCATCCCTAACTGCAATTATAAAAACTCTTTCTCTTTTTTGTGGAACTCCATGTTCATGTCCTTTAGTTATTTTCCAAGTAACTGAATAACCAAGTTTTTCAAAATCAGTTATCATTCTATTTAAATGGTCTCTTGCATAATCCATAGATAGACCTTTTACATTCTCACATACAATAATTTTTGGCATCATTTCTTCTGCAATTCTTATTTGTTCCCAAGTAAGGTCTTCTATGTTTTGTTGTTTCATACCATATGCCATCTTCTCTTTGTTCCAACCCTCTCTTTTAGAACCAGCCATAGAGAATGGTGGACATGGTGGACTTCCATCTAAAATATCTAATTCATATTTTTTGATACCTGTCATTTCCATGATACTTTTACCAGTGACTTCTTTAATGTCTTTACATTCGTGAACTGTATTAGGAAAGTTTTCTAGATAGGTATCAACATGTACTTGTTGAAATTCATTCATATATTTTACATCACCACCAGCAAGTTTGTATGCACACGATGAACCACCACCGCCTGCAAAGAATGTGATATAATTGAACTCTTTTCTTGCAGAGTTCTTATGTAAATCATCTAATGTATATTGAAAATAACTCATCTTTCATTTGCCCATAAATCTGGAAATGGTATTGCTTGATACATATGTCCATTTAGTGACCATCCAAAATCCATTCCTGTATTTTCTGTAAAATAAACTGACTCTGGAAACAAATCAAATGCAACTGTCACTCTTGGTTTTTCTTCCATCCAAGGGGACGATGCATGTTCATATCCACTAGCAGAGTATATCAACATATCATTATAATCATTATGTACCACATACTCACTCTCTGGAACTTCTGGGCCCACTCTGTAAGTGGTAGTAGAAGGTTCTACATTTGCACAATAGAATCCATGATAGATATGTGGATGTATTTCTTCAATATGTTT